GTCATTATTTTTTTCTCGCTGTTTGTGCAGCTCTTTTAAAGTTAGCTGCAGTTGGTGCACCTTTTGCACCTTTCTTACGCATTTTACCCCCACGCTTTCTTTTAGCGTGAATGTTTGCGTATAAACCGGGACCAGCCATTATTTAACCTTGCCGCCTTTTTTCATAAAGCCCATTTTGTTTCTGACTTCAGTTGGAAGTTTTGAAAGACCTGGGTTTTTTTCTTTATCAACAGGTTTTAATGAACCACCTTTTTTCATTGCAGGTCGTTTTTTCATCATCATCATTCCGCCACCCATTTTTTTAGCTCTACCACCCATTTTAAATCCTTCAGTTTTTTTTTTAGGATCTTTATCAGGATCAAATAAATTTGGTTTTCCTTTAGTTCCTCCAGATTTAGTTCTTAGAGGTTGTTTTTTTACTGAACCACCAGCTTTATATCCTTTAGGTGTTACTTGTTTGTTGTATAGTCTATTAGCCATTATTTTTTTCCTCCGTTTTTAAATATTTGTGTTCCCTTTATACCATAAATGCTCGCCACGACAAGGATCCATAAATTTGTGAACCATGACGGGAGCTGTTGAAATTGAACAAAGAACTCTTTTATCTTTTCAGATGCGCCCGGATCGTCCGAGAAGACCCCCCAAGCAATCACTAATATCGGGAGCGTTAATACGACCAAAACGAACTCGTCTTTCCAGTCCGATTGTCTAGCCTCAAGTAATTTTCCTTGGTAAGCTTCCTCGCCTCGGGCCATACGATCTGCATGCAGGTGTTGTGCGTCCGCCATTTTCATTTTCGTCTCTTGTTTTTTCTTATAAATATGCGTTGCCGCGTTTAATCCAAGTTTTAGTGCTGAAAACCACATAATTAATTACCCTTTCTAATAATTGACACTTGATCTGGCGCTTTATCGGTAGATGGTAGTGTTTTTCCAAGAATTGTTTTTTGAATTGATGTATCTGCACGTAATTCTGCTAGTTCTTCGTTTTGATCTAGCTTTTCTTCAACATTTGCTTGGTTCATCATTGCTTTCATTTTGTCAAGATTCATTTTTTCTTCACCTTCTTTTAATTTTCTAGCATTTTCCTTGGCTTGAAGGTCTAACTCTCTTGCTTTTAGTTTAGCAATAGGGTCATTACCAAAATCACCAGTAATTTTCTTCTCTTCTTTAGCAAATTCTTCCATCATTTCTGCAATCAACACTGCTTTTCTTGATTCTATCTTCTGTTGTAGCATTTGCACTTGATTTTGTAAGTTAGGGTTCTGCATCATAGCCTGTGGATTTTGTAACATTGGTATCATTTGTTGTAATTGTTGTAACTCTTCTCTAAATTCTAGTTCAATTTGTTCTTGTGACATTAAACTTATATGTTCAAGTATATTTTTTTCTAATGCAGCATTAATAGCAGGTGCATTTTTTACCATATTGGTATTCATAAAGTTTAAATGTGCAGTAATGTGTGCTCTGTGATCTTGACCAGGAAATGCTTGAAAAGGTTTACCTGCTAAAGCATCAATATGCTCTAATGCAGGATCTTTTGGTGTAGGTTGCTCTGGTCTTTTTAAAATTAAGTCAATATCTTTTACCCCCAATGCCTCATACATATTACGATAAACTTCGTACTGATTATGTATTTGAGGGTTTGAGGCAGCCAATTGCATTTCCGTCTGAGCTAAAGATATCCTTTGAGTCTGACTAAAGATATTAGGATCAGCAACTGGTAAGATGTCTACACGGTCATCAAAATCTAATTGTTTAATTTGATTCTGTCCACCAATGACATCATAGGGGTAAACTGGAGGTAGGTATGTTCTAAATACTCTAGCCAAAATTGTAAATTCTTTTTTCATTGCAGCATACATTCGCTTATGGATCGCTGACATTACTCGCGATCCTCTTTCCAACATAGCCACTGTCGTGCCCACTGCTGCTTGTTGGTTCCCGTCTCCTACCTGCAGGTCGGCAATAGATGCAAATCTTTGCCCTGCTTGTACCACGACACCCATAAGTTGTAATAAAGTTCCTGATGGTTCTTTAAAAGGTAATGTCATAAATGCATCTTTTAGGTTTCCACCTGGTGCATCGACATCTCTAAATTCTCCTGGTTGTATCGATTGCGCTTCATCTCTCATTTTAATTCCACGCATTTTAAATCCTGCTGGTAAGTTTGATAGCGTTCCTGCATCTAACAATTGTCTTAGTGCAGCAGTTGCTGTTCTTGATAGTCCTCCGATCATGTGGGTTAATCCAAAACCATAAAATCCTAGTCCTGGTAAAAATTTAAAATGCACAAAGTAATTAATTTTATTTTTCTGTGCATCTCCTACTTCATAATTTCTTCTAATAGATAAAACTTTTCTTGTCCCCTCTTCAACAGTTACAATGTATGGAATTTTAATTCCTGTTGGTTCCCCATCTATTCCAGAGTCTTCAAAACCTTCAAGGTCTAAATCAACATGACATTCTAACAAAGTATACATTCTTTGATCCCTGCCTCTCGATGTTCCATCCAATTCTCTCTCTGCTTTTTCAGAAGATGTTTCATCCATGTATGCAGGGTTAATTTCTATGTCTCTATAGAATCCACCTACCTGTTGTTTTCGTAATTCATTTTCTGTCATACGAACTCTGTGTATTATAGCTTCACAGTCATCTAATGATGTTGCAGTATAAGGAACAACAATATCATCTGCTGGTACAAATTTTGAAACTGCTCTTTGCATAATTTCATCATAGTAAACTTTCTTAAACGATGAACCTGCTAGTGGTAAATAAAATAACATCTGATCAAACTCTGCCTCATACTCTGGCATCTCTGACATAATTTGATAATTCATAAATTCTTTTACTCTTACAGATTGAGCTTCTTTATCTGGTGTAGGCATTCCTACAATCTGAGTTCTAACTGGTCCTTCAGCTGGTAATAATTCTTTATAAGCTAATGCTTGAAATTGTGTGACTGCTTCTGCTAATACTGGATGTGTTGCACCTGATGCACCTTTAAATGGTTCTGTTCTATCGTCGTAATTAAAACCTAACAGTTCTAGTCCTGATGTATAAGTTCTTTCCCAATCTTTTCTTGAGGATTTGTAATCTGTATAATTTTCATACATCTTACTTCCAAGTGGATCTAAAACATCGTCTGGTAATAATTCTGCTAAGTTTGCAAAGTGTCCTTCGTCTTCTCCAGGGCTTCCTATTCTTGGATCAAAGTCTATGTCAACACTTCCGTCTTCGTTTTCTTGAACTTCAACCGGTCCTTTTTCTTCTAGTTGTTGTTCAGACTCTATTTCAAAATCTTCCGTGCTCGGAATGTTAACTTCTTTTCTTACCTCGTTGGGTAAGGCCTTGTCTATTTCTGCCATTTATTTTCTCCAGTTTCACTGTCTTAACAGTATTATATCCAATATTCAAGCCTTGTGGATTAGGTCCTCGTTTTGGTGGTGGGCCAAATTTTTTGCCTTTAATCACTAAAACCCTCGTTTAGCTAGTTTAGGTCTACCTGTAATTAAACCTCCTTTAGATTTAAAATCTAAATTTTTATATGTATCTGTTTTTCTATATTTTGCTTTTACATTTTTTTCTAATCGATTTAATTTTTTTCTAGTGTTTCTCATTTTATTTTCTAAACCTTGTGGGTATTCCTTTCTAATTCTACCTGTAATTTGTCTATCTATAACCGATGGATTTTCTAAATTTTTTTGATTTTGTTGTTTTAATTTTTCAATTTTAACTAATTTTTTTTTAACATTTAATGGAGCTCCTCTTGCTCCTTTAAACTGTCTTCTTTTTAAGGAGCCAAAACCAGATTTGTTATCTTTTTTACTAGTGGCTTTATCTATTTTAGGTTTAGTTTGTTTTGATAAAAATCTAGCATAACTTTTTGATGCCCCACCTCTGTGGCCAGCTTCATCCAATCTTTTTGCTAACGGATCTAGTTTAATGATTTTATCTTCTGGTTTTTTATCACTCATTAATAATATGTCCTTTTTGTTTTTATAATTTTTTCTTCCTCATAATCTTCAGGATGCGGTACCAACCCTCCCTGTCTAAATCGCATCACAGCTTGAGTCATACTATCGACCAAGTCATCATGATCCCCATAAGGAAAAGCTGCACACTCCTCAATAACCTCTTCTGCAAATTTTTCTTCAGGTGCCCACACCATACCACTTTCAAACAAAGGTGCAACTGCATTTACACGGGCATGCTTATCGTTTCCTTTGGAAGGTGTAAAATTAACAACAGGTATACCCATAGCTCTAAGCTCGTAAGTTAGTGGTAATCCACTAGCTTTAGCCTCAATCAACACCGTTTCAGGTTTCCAGTAATCATACTGCTCTTTTGCGATACGTCTTAGTTCTGGAAACTCGTACCTACCTTTTAGTGAATCGACTAATATCAACTGCTGCGGACTATCCTCATTCTCTCTAAAGACACCCCAAGTAGTAATAGCTGAGTAGTCAGCTGTCTCCTTTTTCATAAACGCAGTATCGTAAGATTGTATTATATGTTCTAACATTGGCATATCCTCTTTCTCCCAAACGTTCCACCACTCACGTTTTATAATAGCACCTTCCTCACTAGTTGGGTTCTGCATCCACTGCGCATTCCATTTACCAATCGACAGTGATGCCTTAACAGTTTCAAGTTCTCCTATCTTCCAATACTCTGGCCATACAGGTTCGTTACTTGGCATGATCGCAGGAAACTCTACCAGTTCCCACTGATCTGACTTTGCTTCTTTTTGATGTTTTAATAACTGACCTGTTAGATCCTTAACATTCCATCTTGTCATTACACAAACTATAGCTCCACCTGGCTGAAGCCTTTGACGTGGTCCTGATGTATACCAATCGTATGCTCGCTCCAAAGCTGTAAGGTTCATAGCATCTTGTTCACTATGTGGATCATCAATGATTAGAAGATCTGCACCACGACCAGTGATTGCACCACCAACACCAGATGCAAAATATTCACCACCTTGTTCGGTTTCCCATCTGCCCGCTGCTTGACTGTCTTCTCTGAGTCTTGTCTCAAACACTTGTTTATATTCATGACTATCCATTAACGTTTTAGCTTTACGCCCGAATCTAATTGCAAGTTCACCGGTGTGAGTAGTTTGAATAATTTTAAGTTTAGGATTACGCCCGATCATCCAAGCGGGGAGCAAGGAGCTAGCGAACTCTGACTTGGTATGTCTTGGTGGCATATTAACAATCAATCGTTTGATCTTGCCTTGTGCTATCTGGTTAAACTTATCTGCAATAATCTTATGGTGCTCACCTTCTATAAACTCAGGCCACATGTGTTTGGCGAATGACAGAAAGTTATCCTTGTATTCCAGGATCTTTTTCTTCTCGTCGAGCTTCAGGTACATCTTCATGAAGTCTTTCTTCACGTCAGGTGGGAGCTTTTTTATCTTATCTAAATCAATTTGCATTTTGAAAAAAATTTTTTATAAAATTTTTTGGTTAATGTTTCCAACGATTGTTAATTTATTCGGTATTTGTATATAAATCAATAATGATTTTGGGGAGGTAAACCCTGTAAATCCGACATTATATACTAACATTTAGTTACATACTAAATAACTAAAGAATAATGTCCTACGGACTCTAATCTTTTTGGTGTCGCTTTGGTACCTCTATCGAGATACAACCACAGGTTGTATAACTAGATATAAAAAAATCCGCCACGCGTGGCGCGTGGCGGGTGGCTAGTAACTCGGTTATTTTACTAGGTCTAAATGTTGTAGTCTTTTTGTATTTACTTTTATTTCTTTAGTTTCAATAGGTTTAATAAACTCTATTTTTTTAATTCC